AGAAGATAAGAAGATAGAAAAAATTACAATGAGGGCTGGTATGTTTGGTAGTATTGAAAGTAAACTTAAAAATCTAAATATAAACATAATGGCAGCAGAAGATAAAATCAATGAAATAATAGACTATCTTAATAGAGGTGATAAATAATGTATCAGCTATGGGCAAAAAGAAGACCAGTAGAGGGAAAGGGAAGCCCTTATGAATATATAACAAGTTTTGACAGAGAAGAACAAAAATATTATTTGACCGACCAATTGGCTCGAGAAATATATCAAGAATGTTTAGTAGTAACAAGAGATAAATGCGTTTTTTATAGAGAGTTTGATAAACCAATGGTACTAAAGAAGGTGAAAAAATGAAATCAAAGTTATTAAATATAATCAACTACTATGGAGTAGATAATCAACAAAGAAAACTAGAAGAAGAGGTATACGAACTTCAAAAAGCGATAATAGAATATCAACAAAGTAAATTATGTAACGAAATAACTAAAGATAATCTCTATAATCTAGACGCATTTAAAGATTGCATAGCTGAAGAAATGGCTGATGTATGCGTATTACTAATGCAACTTTGTGACTATTACAAGATTAATGTACCTAAAATAGGTAAAATAATGGAACAAAAAATTGATAGACAAATAGAAAGGATAAAAAATGAGAGTGATAATTGAATGGCTTGACTCTTACGGAGCTGAATACGACGTGCCTAATAAAATTCTTAAGATAAGAAAGCCAATGCAAGTAGGAGACTTTGTAAAGTTAAAAAAGATATTATTCAAGTTAGGGGTTAAGGAAATAATTATAGAAACGGAAGGTAAAATATATGGAAAAAAATGTTAAGAAATACGAATTTATTAAAAACGGAATTGATGATTATACTTTGAAATATAAAGATAAAGAGATTAAATTCCATAGCAAGGTGTCTTATGTTAATGAACTACAAAATGCTACTAAAGAGGCTAGAAATAGAATGATTATGGATTTAGCTGAAAAAGGCAAATCGGTACAAATGCTAATTGTTAAAAAAGAAGAGAACGGGAAAATAATATATGACCATTCTAATGTAGACGAAATGGAAAAAGGATATGTAGAAGAAGTACAAGGCGAAATATTTAATCAAGTATGTAAAGACTTATTCGGTATGGATTATGTAGAACTTGCTACTGAACTAGAACTTACCAATGAAGAGGAGGCTAAAAAACTAGGTGAAGATATAGGAAGAGTGGTAAGAGGGGAAATACCCAGGGAATAGTGAAGAGTCAAAGGGAGAAGGCAAAATACTTATATGCCTTCCCCACGACTTAAAAGAAATATACCCCTTTTGGTGTAGAAACTATGGAAATATAAAGTTTGACGAATTATTGACAATGGGATATGAAGAATTTTCAATGAAATTAAATAGCATACCCAAAAGTGAACCTCTTTACGATATAATTAAGTCAAGAGCGATAAACATTGAATCCATAAAAGATAAAGACCAAAGGAAATACTGGAGGGAATTAAAAAGAGTTAATCGCATTCCTGATATTTATATGCCTACCACTACGATAAGAAATGAGCTAAAAAAAGAAATAAGTAGAACAAAGGTGGATTAAATATGGTAAATGAAAATCTAAAAGAATTTATGGAAAATGTAACTATAATTAACAAAGATATGTCAGAATATTACAATAAAGAAAAGGGAGTTAAATATATTATCCCTAACTCTTATTTATTTGTAAGAGCTGATTATTTAGAACTAACTAATGAAGAAGTTAAAAGAGAACGTTTTAATCAAACTATAAATAAAGAACCTAAGGAGTTTAATATAATAGAGTCGACTAGACCAGTATCTAAATACGAAACTACAAAAAGAGAAGAAGATAAGTACACGCTCATTGACGGAAAAATAAAAGTAAATCAAGTATGGGTAGTAGCTAATGGTATGAAATATAAGCAAACATTTAATAATAAAGAAGATGCCTTAAAACTAGTAGACGAAATTAATGAACCATTAAAAAAATTATTAGTATAAAAGAATAATGGGTTGTTAATGGGAACTAGGGAGCCGAACTTGTAAAGACAAGGCTAGTAGAGGGTTAAGCTATCGGCTTAGAAAGGTGAAACTGAAAAAGAACTTAATTTGATAAGTGACGCTCAATTTAAGTTTGTTACTCAATACTTTAAGGAAAGCTACGAAGTGTTAGGAATAAAACCTATTAGGCAATGTACTATAGATGATTATATAGAATAGGAGTGATACTATGGCTCAAGGTAAAAAAACGGATAGTCAAACCATTTATAACATTATGGACTCTTACTTTGAAACTAGAAGTTATGCTCAAACAAGTAGAAATTTAGGTGTTCCAGAGAGTACAGTCGAAAAGTTAGTTAAAGAACATATAAAAGACCAAGAGTTTAGGGAACTATGGGCTAAAAAAAAGGAAGACTTCGCAACTAAGGCTGATTTACTTATATATAAGGCTATGGATAGACTTAATAAAGAGTTAGATAGTGAAGATAAAATATCCGTAAATAACCTATCTACTGTTATAGGTACTTTATACGATAAAAGGACTATAGCCAATAACGGAGGGACTCCAAACGTAGAAATAAAGATAGTAGACAATTCTAATTTAGAAAAGGCTATGTATGACAATAACGATAAAGTATAAATTTGAAAGCCTTAATAACTACATAAATAAGTGTAGGACTAATGTATATATGGCTAATAGCATAAAGCAAAAAGAAACTAACTTATCGGCTCTAGCCTTTAGTAGAATACCTAAGATAACTAAATATCCTATAGAATTAGAGTTCAAATGGCATATAAAGAGTAAAGTATCAGACTTAGACGGAAGATTAGCTAAGAACATAATAGACGGCTTAGTAAGGTCTAAAAGGATAATAGATGATAACGTTAAATATATACAAAAGATAACCCATATATATGTAGAAGACACGGAAGACTATGTAGAGGTTGGTATACGTGAAAAGAATTAACTTAGAAGAATTGAATAGAAGAAATGATTATTTTATAGATAATTTTATGGAAGGAGTATTAAGTATGGAATTTATCAAAGTAGGCGATAGATACCTATTAAAAGGAAGTAATAGTATTATCGTATCAGAAGAAGAAAAGCTAAAGTTAGAAAAGAAAGAACTAGCATTAAAAGATATCCAAGATTGTGGGTGTCAAAAAGAAACTACAAAGAAAATAAGTAAAATAAATAAGAAGTTAAAAAAGATAGAAGAAGAACAAGCTACTAATGAGGTAGCTGATGATACTATCGAAGAAACAAATAGCACTCTATAATGACATAATAAGTCCCTCTATACCTGAAATAAGCGTATTAGGTTCTACACAAAGTGGGAAAACACATTGTATAGACTTTTCTTTTATCCAATATGCTAAAGAGTTACAAAAATATGAAAAGGAGCAAAGGAAAAATAAAGACTATGTTCCTAGAGATTATTACGGAGCTATAATTGGTTGGACTACTGATACTATCAAGTCTAATATAATAGAACCACTAGAGAAAATACTTACTAATGAGTATCACTTCACTAATGGCAAAGAGTACGTCCTAAAATACGGACAACAAGATAAGTATTTAGATATATACGGAATGAGATTTTACTTCTTTGGATTTAATACTAACTTGTCATTCAATAGGATATTAGGTAAGCCTTTAATATTCTTATGGGTAGATGAATCGGCACGAATATACTCAAGTCCTAGCTTACAAGAAAGTTTTGACGAATTACCAGGACGTATGATGTCTTTTAGTGGACACCCTTACTACAAAAGAATAGACTCTTACAATGTAGAGGGGAACGATAACCACCCTTATAAGGTAAAATATATAGACGGAAAAGATAGTAAGAAATATGTTTTTTTTCCTTATGATAACCCTGTGTTAGACACCGAAGATAAAATAAAACAAGCCGTTAAATCATTTACGGGTACATTAAGAGAGCAAAAAGTATTCAATAAATGGGTAATAGCCGAGGGTAAAGTATTTAATAAGATAAATAAGTTAAAGTCAATGGAAGGCTTAGTAATACGTGAAATAGGTATCGGTATAGACTATGGTAGTGTAAATCCTACTACGTTTGTACCTATAGCTATATGTTATAATCAAAAAGAAAACAGGTGGATATTAGTTAGATTAGAATGTTACTATCACGATAGTAAGAAAGAAAACGATAATCCTACTACTGAATATTATTCTAAACAACTTAAGATGTTCTTATTATTCCTTAAGGACAAATATCCTTTGACACCTATAACCGATATAGTAATAGACTCAGAGGCTAGCCATTTTGATAACCGACTTATAACGGACGGAATTAATCACTCATTATCTAGAAAAGGCGAAGGCTCGGTAGATAATGGAGTACAACACTTACAATCATTATTAGAAAAAGAAATATTTTATATATTAGACGAGCCTAGTATTAGGTACATATTACCAGACGGAAGATACGAAGAAGATACAGTAGATAGAAGTTTACTAGAATTTGAAAGTTATCAATATGATTGTGTAAAAAGTGCAAATACTGGAGTTAATTGTTATAAGAAAGAATTAGACCATAGTATAGACGCTACACGTTATATTATCCGTATGTTTGCTGATACAGGAAGGTGTCCTGTAGTATGATTCTAAAATGTAAGCGTAGCCATAGGTTCTTATGTAAGGTAGATATAGAGTCTTATATAAAGAACTTAAAAGATATGGGTATAGAACAATTAATACCTTTACGAATAACTATACCTTGTAGGATATGCAAGGAAGTAGAAGTATATGACGTTTACTTGACACATTATAAGTTTATAGAGAATATTTCTAAAAAATAATAATTGTAGGTAAATAAAACAATGATATAATGTAATTAAGAAATGAAGTGCAATTTTGGAGTATAACTCGCAATAGAAAGCACAGCCTAGAAAGGTTGTGTTTTTTTATGTTTAAGAAGGTACTTCAAAGACTAAAAGATAAAAAGAAATGGAAACTCTACTTACTATACAATGGAACTTTAATTAAAAAAGTAAAAGTTAAAGAAGATTATGACATTGCCAATACACCTATTTTTATACGTGTAATAGGGCATAAAGAATTATTCAATAATTTTATAGTAGAACGTATGGTAATACCTACTAGACTACTTAAAAATGACGAAAATAAGAAAATATCTTATTGGGGTGTAATTGACGAGAAAGGAGTAGAGGTTAAATGAATGGAAAGCTAAGAGCTAGTGAATTATTACAAGCTCCTTTTATACAAATAAAAGCTAAAGTAGTTATTCCAGGTACTACAAATGGAATACCAAATATAAAAGAAGAAAATAGATATGTATTAGCTCCTTCTGCTAAGAAGATAGGAACATATATTAGGAATCAATTATTCGGTAGTGATTTAGTAACTCAAACTGAAGGACTAGATATAAATTGGTTAATGCCTACACTTGGCAAAGCATTAGAAGAGGCTGTATATGATAAAGAATCCTTTATATATATCCATAGGTTTGATAATAAGGTTTATCTAGAATGTATACCTAAGTGTATGATACATAACTTAGTCCAAAAGTTTGATAGAGTTATGAGCTGCGATATTATCCAAGACTTTGAGGCTAACGATACTATTTATTCGTTAGAACGACATATAGAGCTAAAAGAAGACGGAACTTCCACAATCAAAATGCAAGCCTATGAAAAAGTTAAAAACAAAAATGAATGGTTAAAGATAGATATAGGACGTTTTAATAAAATTACTAATAGTAATTATAAATCTTTCTATAACCTACCATACCAACCAATAATTAATATAGATATAGGACAAGACTTCTTTAAGGATAGTGAAAAGTTCTTAACTGAAGAAATGCACATATTTAATACACTAGCTGATGAAATAGAAAAGACTAAGACTAGGATAGTTACAAGTCAGCATTACCAAACTGGTGATGTAACTACAAATTGGCAGCCTAGAAAAAATATGTATGAAATAGAAACATTATCGGTTAAAAATATGGAAGATTATTTTACATTACTTCCTGGAGATAGAGAACATCAAATATTCGAGTTCTTACAAGGTGATATAAGAACCGATAAATATATAGAGAGTTTTAAATTTTGCGACTATCAAGTAATACAGTTAGCAAACTTAAGCCCAGCTACTTTTGGATATGAAAAAGACTCATATCAGAATGTAGCTAATATAGAACTAAACGCAAACTTAACTGATATGACAATAGAGGCTATTAAAAGACAATTAGAGCCACAAATAAATAAGTTAATAGAAAATATAGTCAAGTTACAGCAAGCCTTGAAAATTACCATAAATGAATTACCTAGTGACCTTGTATGGGATTATGGCAGTAACGAAAGATTTGACGATATGAAGAAGTTACAAGTACTTCAAAGAGTACAACAAGTAGTAGGTATACCTTATAGCACTAGAGCTAAGATTACTACACCTATTCTTAACAAGTTAATAGATGAAGAAGTTAATTCAGACGATTTAATCAGTGAATGGAAAAAAGAAAGAGAAGATTTAAAAATTGAATACGAAGAAATCTAGTGAGCTTATAGATAAGAATGTATACCTAGTAAATGTACGATATACAAAAATGATGAATAAGACTAAAGAGCTTTACTTTAAGTGTTTAGAAGAAGGTAAATCAAAGGAATACTTTGAAACTGAAGTATCTAAGATATGGGATAACGTAGACCATAGATTTATGGATAAACAAATAGCCAAGTTAAAGGAATGGGTACATAACGATAATGTAGACCAAGCTATTAATTTAGGAAGATTTAAAGATAAACAATACTTAGAAACTTTAGGGTGGACGTTTGACGATGAATACTTCAAGATAACACCAGAAAGTGACTTCATTAAATTTGAACAACATTTTAAAAGGAATGTAGTTACAAATTATGAAGTAGCTTATGAGTCTATAAAGAATACTGATAAAGAAAGATACTTGCTAAAAAAAATGAGTAAGTACGATAAACAAGTAAATCAAGTAGTAGCTTATTACCATAAAAATGGCATGTTAGCTCACTACGTAAAATTATCAAGCTATTTAGCTATGGTACACAATGTAGACCTTACAAGGTCAGCTTGGAATCAAACAATAGCCGATAGTGAAAAGTTAGATAAAAGGGAGTTTATAATTCCTTACCACCCTTTTAGTTGTGTAGAGTGTTACGAATGGCAAAATAGAGTTCTAACATCTTTACAAGTAACTCAAATGTTAGGGATAGAGGCAAGCGAAAGAACAGGAAATATATTACACCCTAATTGCAAATGCACATTATCTATTTATTGGAGTCCTACTCAAATAAGTGCTGATGTAATACCTAGAGAGATGATTATAGAACAAGGTAGTATTAGACAAAAAGTAAATGCTTTAACACTTAAAAGAACCAATTTAAAGACCGATTTAAAGATATATCAGTCTTTAGGTGAAGAAGGACAAGTAGATAAGGTAAAAGCTAAAATTAGCAAGTTAAACAAAGCTATAAGAGATGAAGTAGGAAAGCTACCTACGGAGTCCTTAAAAAAGCAAGTAAAGGTTATAAACCGATGACCAGTGACTTGAATGTCTTTAAACTTTAAGCAAAGGTACCAAAATGCACTTCCAGTTCTAGAATGGAGGGAAAATGTATGGATATTAGTAAATATCTTACAAACAAGGATATCCAACTATCCAATGAGGATATAAACCTAGAAAAGTTGGAAAAAGATATTAGGAAAGGTTATGTATTAGAGTCTGATAGTGAGAAAGCTATTAAAGAGGCTATAAGTAACAACTCTAAAGAAAGCACTTCAAAGTACGTTGAACTTGAAAACAAGTATAACGAGTTAGAAAAAAGTTACAATTCACTACAAGAAAGAGATACAAACCATACTAAGACTATTAGTGGTTTAAACCTACGTATGAGCTTAATGAAGGAAGGTTTCCCTAATGACAAACTTGACGAAGTAGCAAGTCTACGTTCAAGTATGTTTGCAGATGAAACGGACGACATTAAAGCTATAGGTCTTATTAAAGACAAGTTTGGAGCTACTTATTTCCCTAAAAAAGAAACAATAGATGTACCAAACGAGAGTTCTTTAGGAGACGCTAAAGTAGAAAATCACGAAATAAAAATAACAAGAAATACTCGCATTAAAGATATGTTGAAATAAGAAAGGACTGAGAAAATATGAACGCAAATTTTCCACAAGTAAATTTAGATTTACAATCATTTGTTAAAAGAGTTTATTACTCAATACTATATAATAGTACATTCTATAAATTCTTAAATGAAGCTTATATTGGAGATTTAAGACAAACAGGTGCTCCAATGATTGAAGTTATGAAATCAAATCCTGTAACTGTAAACGTAAGACAAGGTAAGGAAATCGCTACAAGATTAGACCCTACTTTAACTACATATACACCAACAAAGGTAGACTTAACTGAATTACCTATGGACTACTCTTTAAGAGTACCTATTCTATTAACAGGTTCTAATGTAGTAAATGCTATACAAGACGCTGCTGACCAAAAAGATAGTGCTATAGCTAAACAAATAGACACTTACGGATATACTAAGTTAAAAACTAGTGTAACTAACGTATCTCAATGGGCTCCAAGTGACTTACAAGGATATATTACAGCTCTTAATAACTTAAAAGCTAAATTATTTAACTTAGATGTTACTGACGGATATAGACTTGGCTTAGGTGCTACTGAATACGCTAACTTAGTATCAGCTTTAACTTCAATCTTAAAATATGAAACTATGGCTGGTGTAGAAGGTGTAGACCGTGGCGAAATAGCAAGAGCTTACGGAGTAGATATATTCCCTATTAACGATAACTATATTAATCCTACAGTAGAAGGACATACTGAAACAGTTAAAGGATACTTCTTTAATTCTATAGCTGTAGTAGGTGACTCATTCTTTGATAGTTTTGCAAGTTATCCAGGTAACTATCCAGGATATCCAGGATATTTTGTAATTGAAGGTAACCAAATGTTTGGAGCCGAAGTAGTACGTAGCGAGGCTATCATAAAATTACAAGCTGAAACAGTATCTTAGTTAGAAAGGAGGTCAGAAAATGACTTTCTTTACAAAAAATGATTTTGAAACTAAATATCCTCACTTACATATTGATAATGAAGATTTATGGAAAATAGAAGCCGTTAGTGAAATGATATTCGCTCAAGTGGGTAACAGGTACAAAGATAGCACTTGGAATCCAAAAACGGCTCCTACTCCTATAAAAAACGCGTCTATGGAACAATTAAGGTTCTTATTAGAATATGATATGCCTTTATTAGATAATAGAGGAACTATCACGGCTGGAAATATGACAAGTGACTTAAAAACCGATTATTCCACTCTAGCTTTAAGAATACTTGCTAATGGTGGGTATTTATATAGAGGTAATCCAATTAATACAAATATGGGAGTTAATATACCTTTTTAATGTATAACGTTAATGGTATGAAAGCTACTCTTATACAAAATAATAGGGGTAGTAGTTCGGTATATGACGATCAAGATAAGAGGGAAGTTCCTATTAAAGTATGCCCTTATAATGTAGACCAAGCCGTTAGGTTCGGCGTATATACTACACCAGAGGCTAAAGGTTACTTTATAGTCAAATCTAAGGTAGACATAAAAGAGGGAGACGAAATCCTTTTCCTAAATAGGACTTATTCTGTCTTAGAAGTACAAGATAATTGGATATGGAATAAATTAGCTAATATAGGTGTATTAGTAAAATGAGTTACGGAATTAGTATAAAAGTAGTGAAAGACTTACCCGTAGAGCAACTTAAAAAGTGGCAAGACAAAGTTGTATATAGTTTAGCTAGAGCCACATTGGACTTTACGAACTCAAGCCATTATTTCCCATATAGGAGTGGGGAATTAAATAAAAGTTCTATGGCTAGAGGGGTTATTCCTATAGGACAAAGTACATACGGCTTAGGTTATCAAGGAAGTACAACTTATGCTCCTAGAGTATGGCAAATGGGTAGTAATACTAATTGGACTAACCCTAGTACATTACCTCAATGGTATATAAGTACCTTTGAGAAACATAAGACTGAGTTACTTCAATTAGCAATTAAAAACGCCGAAAGTGAGGCGAAATAATGAACGAAACGGATAGAAGAAATAAGAACCTAGTACTTATACAATACTTAAATTCCATAATAAATGGGTTTAAGGTAAAAGCTGAATACTCGACAAACGATAACGATATAAAGGCTATTGTAGTACAAGAAACTTCAGGACAAAAAATCGTCTTCTATGATAATGATAATCCATTATATAACTACTTTAATGTAGAAATATTCGGAGCAAATATAGAAGAAGAGTATAAGACTAGTGCCAAAATAGGTGACTTAATAGGTAAGAGTATATATTTAGATTTTCAAAACCAAAAATGGCAAATAATATTCAAACAATATAGTAATCCAAGAACTATACAATATTATGACATTAGAAGAGTTAGTTACATAATGACTCTACAAGTAATCATAAATCGTATAGCCTAGAAAGGAAAATAAAATATGAATTGGTTTATTAATAATAGAGAACTAATTAAAGGTTTAGAGTTTAATACGGGAACTTCTGCAAGTCCTACATTTACTGAGGCTTGTACTTCTAGTGAAATAAATCTAGAAACTGACTGGGAAGAAAAAAACTTCTATGTATGGTGTGACGCTATTCAAAGAACTATTCTTACTGGTGGCTCACTAAAATTAACAGGTACATTGAAACTAGACCTTAACAATAGTGCTGACTTAGGACTACTTGCAAAAATCCATACTTTTATCAAAGACGGAGAAATATCTCAATTTAACGACCAAGTACAATTTGAGTTATTAAGTGGAGTAAATGAGTCAGTGTTAACTTATACAAAATATCAAGTTCCTTGCGTTATCAAATTAAGTGATATAGGAGGAGCTGCTGAAGACGAGGCTGAGTTCAGTTATGAAATTAGCTTACAAGGAAAAGGAACAGTAGTCACTGGATAAATCCTTTTAGGTAGGAGGGATAAACCTTCTACCTTTTTTTATTAGAAAGGAGTGAGGTTATGCAAGGAGCTGAAGTCTTAACAAAGTTCACGGCTGATAGTAAAGAAGTAGACAAGGCAACATCTAATCTTAGTAAAAAACTTGGAGGATTGGCTAAAGGTATAGGAAAATCATTCGTTGCTGGAGTTGGTGTAGCTACCGTTGCAGTAACAGGCTTATTAAAAACTAGTGTAGACGCATTCGGCGAAATGGAACAACTATCTGGAGGAGCTCAAAAGATATTTGATGAAATGGACTACTCAAAGATAGAAAAAGACGCAACTAATGCTTATAAAAATATGAATATGAGTGCTAGACAATACCTTAGTGCCATAAATACAGTGGGAGCTAATTTTGCAAGTACATTAGGAGACGAAAAAGGGTATAAAGTTGCTAAAGACGGATTGCAAGCTATTTCAGACTTTGCTAGTGGTACAGGACAAAATGTAGATGTATTAACACAAAAGTTCCAAGCCATAGCTAAAAGCACAAGTTCTTATCAAAGTATAGCCGACCAATTCGCTGGTATACTTCCAGCTACATCAAAAGAGTTCTTAAAACAAGCTCAAGACTTAGGATATCTAAGTAAAGAGTATAAAAATCTTACTGAAGTGCCAATGCCCGAATATCAAGAGACTTTATCTAAAATGCTTAAGAAAGGCACTAAAGAACTAGGGTTACAAAATAACACAGCAAATGAGGCTACTAAGACATTAACTGGTAGTCTAGCAGCAGCGAAAGGGGCTTTTGATAACTTTATAAGTGGGGTAGGTTCTATAGACGATGTAGTATCTACATTTATAACGGCAAGTAAACAAATAGGGAAAGCTATAACACAAATGTTACCAATAGTTACCGACGGATTAGTAAGTATTATAAATGGATTGATACCTCAAGTTCCTAATTTAATTCAAAAATTATTACCAAGTGTAATACATGGAGCTATATCCTTAGTTCAAGGAATAATAAACACTTTACCTACATTTCTTACAATGTTGGCTAATATGTTACCTTCCATTATTACTTCTTTAATACAAGGATTCACTAAAGTAGTAAATTCTCTAGCAGAACAAGCTCCAGTATTAATTCCTTTAGTAGTAAATGCAATTATAGACGGACTTTTATCTATCTTAAATAATATAGATTTATTAATAGATTGTGGAATCCAACTATTATTAGGACTTACGGAGGGCATAATATCAGCCATACCTCAGCTAATAGAACGTATGCCATTGATAATACAAAAAGTAGTAAGTGCTCTTTTATCTAATGCTCCAAAATTAATGACCGTAGGACCTAGACTAATCTTACAATTAGGTAATGGTTTGATAAATTCTATCCCTTCATTAGTATTAAGAGTTCCACGTATTATAAAAGCTATAATAAATGGCTTAAAAGACGGGATTAAAGGTGCTAGTGATGTAGGAAAGAATATAGTAAAAGGTTTATGGAACGGCTTAGGTTCGATGAAAGACTGGGTAATAAATAAGGTCAAAGGTATGGGAAAATCTATACTTAAAGGACTTAAATCCGTACTAGGAGTACACTCACCAAGTACCCAGTTTGCACTTGTTGGTAAATTTAGTGGTGAGGGATATATAGAAGGACTTGAAGGAATGCAAAAAGAAATAGATAAGACAGTAGGTGCAACTTTTAACCCTTTTAGTAATAGTTCTATAGGTTCTATGAATGCAAGTACTCCACAAACTAATATAACTATTCAAAATTCAATGAAATATGACGCACTAGGACAATTAGTCAATAATGTTAAAACGTTCTCTGGTGGGGCTAAAAATGACTATAACTATGTAGGAGGGTACTAATGATTAGAATGACTATAAATGGTGAAGAGGTAGTTAGTAGCAATTCTTTTGAAATAACAGAAGAAATGTTATCTACTTCTTCAACAATACTTAATAACTTATATCCTAAAAGTTGGGAGTCAGATAAAGACTATTCAAGTAGGTTTTATTATCCAAAAGATTATTCTAAATGCGTAATAACTAATAATGACGAATTAGTTTTTAGTGGTATCGTTAAGAATACGGCTGAAATATCACTTAACCCTTACGAACCTAAATATTGTAGCTTACAAGTTTTATCATATAAGGCTTTATTATCCGAGGGGGATACTTTAGACTTTGTTATTTCTGATAAGACAGTCTTACAAGCTATAGAAATGGTTACAAATGCAATAGCGAAATATGGTTTTGTACTAGGCAATGTCAATATAGTAGGAGCCGACGATGTAATAGGAGCTTATTCTACATTAAATAAAACCGCTTATGATGTTTTTCAGTTCTTAGCTGATATAACAGGTTCTAAGTGGAGTACAAGGGTAATAGACGAAAATACACTAGCTATAGACTTTTACGACCCTACATTAATGCCTAGAGGAACACAAATTGAATATACTAAGGAATGGGCTGAAACAAATAGACTTGTAAATCTAGAGTTTAAATATGGAACGTATGATTATCGTAATAAACAAATAATGTTATCAAGTGAAATGTTCGCCGATATAGAGTATAACGAGAAACTTATAGCAAACGGCTACTCTAAGGACTATATAACTACAAATAGGATAGGATATGTTTCTTCTATCTTAGTCAATGGTAAAAGTAAGACAATAGCTACTACCAACGAAAAAGACATTGGAGTCTATGCCGACTTTTATTACACTATAGGCGAAAATACATTTAGTCAAAATGAAAATAACACTATCCTAAGCTCAGGAAGTGTTATCCAATTAGTATATACACCTATTATAAACGGGAGAGAGATAATCTCAAATGCCGATGAAATAGAAAGAGTAGGCACTCAATTAGGTGTTAGTGGAGTTATATCAAGGTATGAAGAAAGAAACGACGTTACTAATAGTGACGAATTAATCAATATAGGTTCTACTTACTTAAAGTTTAAGGGTGAGGCTGAAATTATACTAACCTTACAAACCCATAATAATAACTTATACGAGATAGGACAAATAGTTTATTTCAACGCTCCTATAAGTGAATTATCAAAAGACTATATGGTAAAAACAAAGACAACTAATATCGTGACTGTGGGGAATAATACCTATGAGATTTTCTATACATACGAATTATCAAGCTCGTTCAATGGCGAAAAGGCTATAAATTGGTTTGATAATCAACGTAATAAGACTCAAGGCAATATTTCAGAGGGTCAATACATAAATAGAAATGTAGATATTGAAAGTGTAGCTAATATTGTATGGGATAACTTACAAGTACAAGAAATAGAAGTTGATGAAACTTATCCAAATGGTAACGCATTAAATAGCATAATAGAAACTATTTTAAAGTAGGTGATTAAATGACGAACGATTATAAAACAAACTTGTTAGAATATCTAACGGGTAACTTAAATAATACGGATAAGAGCAAAACTCCTTATTATGAAACTAATACTAATGAGAGTTACTCTTCTACGATATATGGAAATCAAAGCGTAGAATGTCGTGACGG